AAGATGAACGAGCAAGAAGCAGAAAAAAACGAGCAAAGCGGAACAGCGGAAAATTCTGGTGACGCTACCAGCGCAAAAGGCAAAGTATTTTCTCAGGACGAACTTGACCGATTGTTCGCAGAAAGAGCCAAGCAAGCAGAAAGCGCGCTCTTGAAGAAGCTCGGATTCGAGAACCCGACTGACGCGGAAGCCTTACTCAAAAAGGCACGCGAAAGAGAGGAAGCCGATAAGAGTGAGCTCCAGAAAGCGCGGGAACTTGCGGAAACAAGAGCGAAGCAGATTGAGGAACTGATGACCAATCAGAAGCGGTTAGCAACTCAAAGCGCGATCTTCGACAAGGCAAACAAGCTCGGGATTGTTGACCCCGATGCCGCCTACCGTCTGATAGACCAGGACGCGATTGAGTATGACGAGAGCGGACGCCCTACTAACGCCGAAGCGTTATTGGTGGCAATGCTCAAAGACCGCCCTTACCTGACAGGCTCGAGCTCGAGCGCGATGAATCCCGGCCGTGTTCGCAAGTTCAGCAGAGAAGAAATCGAAAGAATGACTCCGGCTGAAATCAACAAGAATTGGGACGCGATCAAGGACTCACTCGAAAGTGGGCGATAAAGTGTTCCGCTAACAGGAAAGGGATACTATGACTTTGAATAACTTCATTCCGCAGATTTGGGCAGCCCGACTGCTCCAGAACCTGAACGAAGCTCACGTCTTCGCCGGGCTCGCAAACACCGACTACGAAGGCGACATCAAGAATGTCGGCGACACCGTCAAGATCAACGCCATCGGTCGTGTGACCATTGGCTCTTACACCAAGAACACCGACATGAGCGCGGCCGAAACGCTGACCGATGCTCAAACCACGCTCGTCATCGACCAGGCGGATTATTTCAACTTCCAGATTGATGACATCGACCGCGCCCAGCAGAAGCCGAAGGTCATGGACGAGGCTATGCGCGAAGCCGCCTACGGCTTGGCACGCGAGGTCGACACCACGCTCGCCGGAATCCACACCGCCACTCCTGCCGCCAATAAGGTCGGCGCTGATGGCTCGAGCGCGAAACTCGGCTTGGTGCTGACCGCTGGCTCTGCTCTGTACGACTACCTCGTGGATCTGAAAGTGATCCTCGATGAAAACAACTGCCCGGACGATGGACGCCGGTGGGTGGTCGTTCCTGCATGGGCTCACGGAGCTCTGCTAAAGGACAGTCGCTTCATCAACGCCACCGAAATGGGCAACACTATCCGCTCCAACGGCTTGATCGGCAAGGCGGCCGGATTCAACGTCCACCTGTCGAACAACGTCACCGATGACGGACAGTCCGTCAAGACTTACCGCATTATCGCTGGACACCCGATGGCTGTGAGCTTCGCTGGTCAGATCAACGGCGTGGAAGCCTACCGCCCCGAACTCCGCTTCGCTGACGCGGTCAAGGGCTTGCACGTGTGGGGCTACAAGGTAGTTCGTCCGGCATTGCTGGCGACCCTGTATGCCAAGAATGCTGCGAGTTAGGCGGTAATCTATGGCTAACGCAACAGCAATCACTCTGAACAAACTCACTCTCGACACAGCCAAAGCTGACTGTGCCGAGAGTGTACTCGACACCGGAACTACCGCGGTGACGCTGAAGTTCACCCCGACCGGTGACACCCACAATGTCCTGCTGAAATTCCAGAACACTGCAGCTGCCGCCGATACCATGACCGTCAAAGTCAATGCCGGAACAGCACCACCCGCTTTCCTAAGAGCGGCCGGTGATCTGACCATCGCTGTGGCTCAAAACGGCATCGCCTACTTGGTGGTGGACTCCGCTCGATTCAAGCAGACAGACGGGACGATCTCGATCACGAGTACTCCTGCCAGCACCAAAACCCAAACGCTGAAAATCACCGCTTGGGAACTGCCGAATTAATTTGATCTCGGGGTGGGTAGGTTGTCTCCTTCATCCTACTCACCCCGAATCTCAAAGGGAGCGTAGCTATGACAACACGAATAGCGATGACCAGTTTGATTACGCTCGTGCGTGGATTGATCAACGACCCGGCTGGGGTTGGAGCACAATTCACAGACGAGGATATCCAGCAGAACTTGGACGATCATCGCGAGTACATCCTAAACGAAGAGCTCGACCCGCTCCCCCAACCAGACGAAACTACATACCTAAAGTGGCAATCTTCCCGTAAGCATTGGGAAAGCGATGTGATCTTTGTCGATCCTGCTGGCACTGCACTTGTGCCCGATACCGCAAATTACATCAACGGATATTTCACGTTTGCAAGCCATTGTGATCAGGTTTACGCCAACGGATTCTGTTATGACGTTTATGCCGCTTGTGCGATGTTGCTGATGACTTGGGCGGGCAGAATTGAGCAGGACATTACAAAGTTCAGCGCAGACGGCTCGAGCTACGAGTTCGCCGGACAGAAGGACAGTAAGCTGGCGATGGCTTCGGAGTACGCGAAGAAGTCGAAGGCTTACGGCTCGGTGCGCTCGATTGGAATGGTGAGGAATGACCACACTACTAACTAACGACAACTTGGCAAAGATGAAAAATGCCCAAGCGCAGAACCTTCCCGAAACGGCCTACATTCAAGGCTTGAGCACTACCAACAGCGCAAGCGGTTGGAGCGAGAGCTGGACTACAAAGGCAACGGTGAACGCTCGATTGGGCGAGCCGAAAGGCGAAATGGAAAAGAGCATCGCGGCTACGATCACGAGTAAGCGCGTCTGGACGATCACACTCCCGGCTGACACAGCACTCGAGGACACAGATCAGATTCAGATCAACAGCGTGAACTACCGCGTGCATTGGTCGAACAAAGGCAAATCAAATATCACAGCCTTACGGGTTGTGGTGACGGAGGCATAGATGGATTTTGAACAGATTGTTAATGGCGTACCTTTGATCTTCGTGGTCATGGGATTGGTGGAGCTACTCAAGCTCTTCGGCTTGCAAGGAAAGATCCTGACAGCCGGAAGCTTCGTAGTCGGCTTGGTCTTGGGCGTGCTTTATCAGATCAGCATGGGAATGCCGGTTGGCTTTGCAGGCTGGTTTGGCGCGGCCGTTTTTGGATTGGCATTGGGCTTGGTGGCGAGTAAGGTTTATGACGCCATCCGGAGCGCGGCGAAGATCGGATAAGGTGACGCGATGACAACAGACCAGATCATCGCATTGGTCTTGGGCGTGCTTGGTGCTGGTGGTATCGGCGGTGCAATTGTGGCCGCGATTGCCAACCGCAAGAAAGCTGGAGCGGAAGCGGAACTGATAAGAGCCGAAGCGAAGAAGGTTGTCGCCGAAGCTACGAGCGTTCTGCAGGAAGCTTACGAAACGCGCATCAAGAATTTGACGGTCAGGACAACCTACCTCGAAACAAGGCTTGACGCAACAACCGCCGAGTTGAGAGAGTTGCGCTGTTCGCTGACGGACAGGGAATCAGTGATCTCGAGATTGCAAAAAGAAAACGCGGAGCTCAAGAGCGAAGTCGAAACTTTGCGAAAACAGGTGAAGAACCGCGATTCTCGCATTGTAGAGCTCGAGCGCCGAGTGACCGATCTTTCCAAAAGGCTCAACCTTTTGGACGAGGGAAACGAATGTTTACCACAAGCGTAAAGATACGAGCCAACCGCATTCCGCGCATCTACAGAAGCTACAAGAAGAGCGTGGCTTACCTCGTCAATCTCACCGCCGAGAACATGGTGCATGAAGCCAAGCACCTGTGCCCGGTGAGGACTGGTTACTTGCGGAGCACGATCAGCGCGAAGGTTACGCCGTCGAAAGCGGAAGTCGGAGCTACAGCCCCTTACGCTGGCTATGTTGAATTTGGCACGTGGAAAATGGGAGCTCAACCTTATCTGCGTCCATCATTTGACTTTTGGGCGCCGTTCTTCAAAAAGGAAATGGAGTGGCTGATGGAACGCATGGTGGCAATGTCATGAGCGCGGCAACTTGGATTCACAACGCGCTCACGACAGACGCGACCATCACAGGTAAGGTTGGCAACCGAGTTTACCGCGACAGTGCACCGGAAGGAACAGCGTTTCCTTTCGTTGTTTACCAGCTTATCGACAGTCTGCCTGTCCACAACGCGTTCAAAGATGAACTTTTGCAGAACGAACGCTGGCAGATCCGGGTGGTGGACGTAGGGCATGACTACACCGATCTCGACACGATAAGCGACCAGGTCGAAACGCTCTTGCACAAGAAGAGTGCGAGTGGCGTGCTAAGTAGCTACTTCGAGATGAAGGTTGTCCAGACCGAGCTTGACAAGGGCAAGACTTACAAATCGGTGATATTGGATTTTCGGGTGCAAACCCAGTAAAGGAAAAGGAACATGGGATTACCAGCAACAGTATTTCAAGGCGTTCAAATCGGGGTTGAAAGCACACCCGGAACGCCTGTGGCCGCCAACAAGAAACTGTTGGCTACAAGTATGATCCCCAGCCCGAAGGTGGAAACGAAACCTTTCCGGGCGATGGGTAACAAGTATGCCAGTTTCGCCACACTCAATAAAGAGTGGGCTGGCTTGAGCATTCAAGGTGCGCCGACATACAACGAAATCGTGTACCTCTTGAGCTCGCTCCTGCACTATGCCGCGCCTGTTCAGCAAGGTGCAACCGCCGCCTACAAGTGGACTTTCGTGTCGAACACATCCGCGTCTGATGTAGGCAAGACCTTCACCATCGAACAAGGTGACGCAAACAGTGCTTGGCGCGTAGCTGGTGCGAAGATCAGCGGATTGACATTCAACTTCTCGCGCAACGAAGTGATCGTCAGCGGTAATGGCGTGGGCTTCGCATTCGAAACCGGACAAACGCTCACCGCTGCGCCCACCTCGCTCAGTCCTGTTCCGATCCTGCCGACACAGGTGAAGTTTTACATGGCTGACACACAGGCCGGTTTAGCTGGGGCAACCGCTTTGGCAAACTCGTTCTCGATGGAGTATTCGCTGACAGACAAGTTCGGCTTGGCTTGGGCGATGGGGCAAAACCCGGAAGCAGTCGAAGGTGAGCCAACCGCAAGCGGACGCATTGTCGTGGCAACCGACACCGCTGGCATGGGCTTGATCACTACTCTGCGAAACGCGGCTACCAAGTGGTTCAGGATTGAAGCGACAGGCGGCCTGATTGCCACACCTTACAACCACAAGCTCACGATTGACTTCCCGGCGCAGATTGACAACGTGAACGACCCGAGTGATCTCGACAACGTTTACACCGTTGAGTTTGGCTTATTGCCAATCCACGACGCGACATGGGGCAAGTCCTTGAACATCGAGGTAATCACAAACGTAAGCGCACTGTAGTTCATGCAAGGAGAGTAGATGAAACTAAGGGATTTGACGAAAGAAACCAAGAAGCTGGAAGTCACCTACAAGACTTCCAGCGGTGATTTTGTGATCAACCTTGAATATCGCCCACAGGCGGTTACTGTGGCGTTTCTTGACGAGATCAACGATCTACTGCCAATCGACCGGCTGACATACCAGATGGAAAAGCTGGTGGTGAGCTGGGATCTGCAGGACGACAACGACAAGATCATTCCGATCACACAGAAGGCGTTGGCAGAACACGAAGTGCCAATCTACCTGCTCAACACGATCATCGAAGCAATCACCGCTGACCGTCTGCTCTTTACCGCCGAAGCAAAAAAAGACTAACGGCGTGGCTCTGCGCGCCCGAAGTTTACGAGATACCGCCCGAAGCAGAGATTGAGATTTACGAGTTATTCAAAATCTCGATGGAGTTGAAGATACCGGTGTGGGAGTTTATCAAGCAACCAGCGTGTGTTAATGCTATTATAGGAAGGCA